CTATTTTAATTCCAAACCTATGTCGTTTCAATAGGGACTACAGTTATTCTCAGTCATTAATCAGGTAGTTTCACATCTTAAACTGTACATGTCTCTTGGATGCCGTTTTTAAGAAGTCTTTATATCTACATGAGTTGTGATGCATTACATTAGAGCTTACGTACTCTAACTGTCTATTGTCCACAAACTTACGCCCGCTTCCCCCAATAGAACGCTCTTTCTTAAAAGAGTAATCACCTGCAGGGTATCTTTGAGGCCGTGGTTACACAGACCTTATTCTTGATATAGAGAAGCTAGTACATAAACTAAAGAATCAACAACTGATGCTCCTCTTAAAGTTAAAGTTACTGTAATATCAGTAGCTTTATATTCTACATGATAATTACTTAGGCTAACAAGCTTAAGTTTATGTTTAGGTGAAACATTCAAGTTTTGAATGACTCTACCTCTTAATAGGTGTTGTGATAGGTCCATATTATGTTGGTATGTTGTATTCATAATAAACAAGTAAGCTACCACAATAGTAGTATCTTATATCTTTTCCCTCTTCAGTTATGTTGAGATCATGAGGTCTGTTAGGTACTATATGAGTTCTTACACCAGGTCTCATGTGCATGGTTACTTCAATATCATCAAAGGATACTAAAACTTTATTTTTCATTAGAGTTATTTGTATCATAGTGTTGGTTGTTTTGGCCTCGGTTATCTAAAAACTACTTGTTAAAAGCTATCTCTATACCAGTACCATCATAAGAGTGCTTAGTAAAACGAAGAATATTAGCTATTACTATTAAGAGTAAGAACCAAAAAAAGTTAAGATTATGTTTTACAACTATATCTATATCAGTCTCTTGATCTGTATATGTTAAGTGTTTTCTGGTAGTTGATTTGTATTTGATCATAATGTTACTTGTCTGCTATCCTATCTATAAGAGATAAGATCTGTTTTGTATAAGGAGCTGTTATGCTATAGACCTTTAGAACCACATATATGGTAAAAGTATCTTTATCAATCTCCTCTTTACTGTTATTAAGTATGTTCATAGTTTAAGTATTAGAAACCGGTTATTGCAGTCAGAGTTAACGACACTCTTGGTGTCTGTCAGAATCATACATCCTATCTGTAGCTCACCGGATCTGTTATAAAGACTGACATCAAGGTATATACTACCTCTTCCGACTTTACGGATAAATCACCACTAGTCAGTTTAGTTGGGTGATCAGTTTAAGGCCTGCGATACCTAGACACTATTCATTAAGAACAGTATAGAGAGACATATGATGTCTTCCATTAATAGATGTCCTACCTCTAACTAAAGGATCAATATATGATATATTAGTAAGATAAATCATAACTACCATATCGTCTACATAAATTTTAAAAGGATTAGTAAAGAGATCCATGAGCGAGTTATTAAGTAATGTTTAGCTATATATTTGTACGGTTTGTATCAAGTATTGATTTTTCCGTGTTTATTTCGAGTTAAGATAAGAGGAAGGGAGAAGGAGCATTGACTCCCTCTCGCTTACACTCTTGATTTTCAACCATTTAACCCTGGTTATAGGATATGTTATGAGCGATTGTACATCGCAGTTGTTTTGAAGCTGACTAAAGTAAAGAAAGACCTCCCGCTTCAGGAGATCTCTCTTATATAAGGACTATGCTTGACCTAAAGTACTAGAATCAGCAGTAACTTCTACCGGAGCAGAAGTTGTAGATGCACCACCCATTAACTGAGCAGCTGCATTACGAGCTAATTCAACACCTAAGTTGCCACCGAATTGGCTAGCTAACGAAGCAGCTTTAGCAAATTCTGACATGTCAGCAACTACATTACCTTTCTCAGTAATGATTAACTTAGCACTGTCACCTACGTAACGTGTTGAGAACCAAAGGGGTTTGCCTGTGGTATCATCTTTACGTAAAAACTCTCCTTGAGCTTTTTCATATGCTTCAATAGCTTCTTTGCTACCGGTAACTGCGTAAACAAATACGTCAACTAAGTTGTTGTTTTTGTCTCTCTTTTTGTAAGAGCGTTGGAATGTTCCGTTTAAACCTTTCATGATTTCTTTTTTTGAGTTTATAATTGAGTTGTAACAAGGTAATAGTGATACACTTAGACATCGCGAATGTCTCCTAAGCTCCTACTCATAACCTTATTTCCAAGCAGAAGGGGGTTAGGAGAGGATAAAAGTTAGGAGAGGATACTCTGAACAACGTAATAGGAATAACCTATTTGATACCCAAAGTGCTATTTGTCCATCGGCTCGATACCAGTGTTTACTGGGAAAGAAGCTTTTTGAGCTATTACAAGATAGACATGTTAAACCCCTGATCATAAAGAGAGCTGTTAAGCAATTAAGCTATGAAACCCCTTTTACTTTCTAGCTTAATAGCTGTTAGGAGAGAACATTGTAAGCAAGACAAAAAAAAGAAACCCATAGGATATACCTATGGGTTGTCTTCTAGTTATTCTCAAGCAATGATGGATCATTAACTTGTGTGTTTTCCATTGCTGGAGCTGGATCAGCTACCTGACCACCCATCAATTTAGCTGCGGCATTACGTGCAAGCTCTTGACCCAAGTTGCCTCCAAATTGAGAAGCAAGTGAGTGTGCTTTCGCGTACTCGCTCATGTCTGGTACAACGTTTCCTTTTTCTGTGATGATTAACTTGGCAGTATCTCCTACATATCTTGTGCTGAAGAATATGTGTTTACCGGTTGCTTCATCAGTACGTAAGAACGCTCCTTGTACTTTCTCGTACTCAGCGATTGCTTCTTTACTACCTGATACGTGGTAAACGAATACGTCTACCAACTCATTGTTTTTGTTACGTTTTTTGTACGATCTTGCGAATGTTGCGTTTAAGTTTTTCATGATTGTTGTTTTTTGAGGTTTATATTATGTTAATTATTACTATCAAAAAGGGGTTAGAAGCATGTTAAAAATAGAAGCCGAAGCCTCTATTTCTCTTTGTCATATAACGGTTCTCTACCGATATGAGAAGATGATGGTAAGTTAGGTAAGTTATCAACCTTCATTATAATGAGAGGTGAACCAAGGATTATTCCTGAGACGATGAATATAAGTGTCATGATATATATAGTTTAGAGTTTACTTATAAGAAGGGGTTAGTTGTGGTAGAAAAGTAACAGCCGAAGCCGTTACTCATTTACTTTAAGTGGTTGATAACCTTTACCTTGCCAGTGATTAATAAGATCAATATAAGGCTGATAGAACTGATAGATACCAAAGATGCTTTCTTCTACCTTATCTGGTAGATGATATGTCTTCTTATCTTCACCTTCCTTGTTCTTGTACTCATGTAACTGCCACTCAGGTAGTTTAATAGGTCTATCTTTATATCCATCAGATGTATCAATGAAGTGCATACCAATAGACTCAGCTATCATAGTTGCTACGACATTAGGCCATCCTCCACAAGCATTACCTTGTGAATGTATACACCATCCTATGATATCAAACCAGTTACTAGTCATACTTCTTCTTAAGAAATTGACTTCACTTTCACCTTCTCTTCTTGGTTCAGAAGGATCAGCATAATGTTTAGGATGACTATCCTTCTTCCAGAAAGCACAAGCTTCTGCATCTAACTCTTTCATGGTAAGAGCTTCACCTTCTTTGTTTAAGATTTGAAATGACATAATATATGTTTTAGAGGTTAATACTTGTTGAGAAATAGCAGGCCCGAAGGCCATACTATTCTGATTGTGTCTGATCTTTTCAACACTAGATTATCACATATCATCTAGCATTAGTCGTATCCACATGTGCACAGGAGACAGACAATACACGACTATTAGTTCATTACAAGCTTCATTGGAAAGTAACAAGATCCAACAGGTCTAATTGGTTCCATTTGTTCTTGTATTAATATAACATCATGCATTTCACCGATCTCTTTAGCCAACTTAACAGCTTCAGTTCTATCTGGTGCAATAGTTAATACTTTGTTCTCGATAACTCTATCTTTTAGTTCCATAACTACGATGTGCATATACATCTCAGAGTTCTTGTTGGTGTAATTGTTTGGTAAGTTCATGGTTATATGTTTTAATGGTTAATAGCTTAATAACTTAAAGGGGTTAACATCACAGAAGCTTAATAGCCTCTGTGATTGGTTGACCAAATAGGACATTTGTTAACAACATACTTTGGTGTCTTGTTAACTGCAGCACAGCTTGCTAAGCATACTGTTGCCAATGCAATGATTACTAGTTTCTTCATGGTTATAGGTTTCAGGCTCTAAAGGGGTTGGCTTAATAGCTGTACAACCGGTGACCGTCGTTGTCATTATAACAACAGTGATGAACATCAGTTATTCCTATAACAACCATTAGATCAACATGATAGACATTTTAGTAAGAACATTCATCCATAGAACAAAGAACATTTCCCTGGAAGGAATATTTATCCAAGATCATCCCATATCCACAGAAAACATCTGGAAAACATCATGGGGGTACACCCCTTTCTTGACGGACACCGGGGGTCGGCTATAGAGGACCCTTCCCACACTCCAACAAACAACTTATGAAAATACCCAAAATATTTTTTGTAGTTCCCTTTTTAAAACAGGAAACCCGATAGGGTATAATCTATCGGGTTTTGTTACTTGTTATACCTTATCTGGTATAGTTACTTCTTTAGGATCCAGTTGCTTATTTTATTGAATACTTCTAAGGCTGTCTTCTCATCTTTTAAGCTGAAGTATATCCCCGGCGAATCTACGCTAGGAACTGTTGTGACAATGCTTACTTTGTAATGCTTACCAAACTCTGAAAGGTAGAAGTCAACTCCTACTACATTCTCCCTTAGAATAGTGAAGAGATTATAGGTTCTTTCTTCTACCCACGGCATAGCTTCATCTTCCTGTTCTGTTTCAGCATCAAAGTCTACTTTGTAGTAGAGATAACTTTCTTCTAATATACAGAAGGCTTCGCGGACCGTAGTCGGCTTTTGCCTGATCATTCGGATGGGTTTAAAATCTATTCTCATGGGTTTGCTTTTGTCACAAATATACATATCTTTGTGACATCTTTGAGCAATTAAGCCAGGATATTAAAACCAAGAAACCATGAAAAGTAAAGCAACTTTCGACCTAAATTTTAACAACCAACCTGTTATTAGAGCAGAGATTTATCACTCAGATGATGTTCGCGATAAGATCGCAGAAAGATTTAAAGCAGGATTTGCTCATGAAAGCAACATTGCTATTGTAACTTTTGATAGTTACACTACAGTAGGATCCCCGGTACCTGCTGATATAGTAGAAATATTACCATTAAGTCCTTACGAGACAGTTATTGTAAACCAATTACACAACATAAGTGTTGAACAAATGGAACACCTTATTAAGATATTTACTAAAGAAGTATCGGACAGAAAGAGTGTAGAAAGCTTAACTAAAACAAACATAATTTCTTAAAATAAAGCCAGAGTAATCTGGCTTTTTAAATATACTTGCTACGACAGTAGAAGACATGATTAAAGCTCTTGAAACTATCAAGGATAAAACTCAAGATTGTTACTTTGATGTAACACCGGCGATAAGTAACTCATTCGTCTTCCGTACGATCGATATCATAGAACAAGTTGAGGATAGTAAAAAGAACCCTATGATCGTCTTCTCATGTGCACTTCAACCACCCGATCAAATATTCCTAAACTAATGTTTGGATATAAATAACTTTATTAGTATATTAGCCTAATGGAAGTAATAAATGTAGATGCTCTTGTGGCACAAGGTAAAGTAGTAACAGTTAACGAAGTTGATCTTGATAATGATTACTTCGTAATTGCTAAGTTTGATCCTCGTTTTCGTAATAGGACATATAAAGCAACTGACTATCCGGTATACGCGATCAAAGCACAAGACATTGTGAATCCGGTACCACCAACACCAGTACCTCCTGTTCCTACATCGCTCGTTCCTGTTATTCTTAAGTTCACATTAGATCTTAACACAACTGCAGATCAAGCTTTAGTTTTACCAGCAGGTACTTTTATATTTCAAAATGCTTACATAACCAATGCTTCAGTTACACCGACAGTTGCTACAGAACTTACTATCAATACAAATCTTTTAAGATTAGGTAATAAGTTATTTACTTCTGCAGATACTAATGATTGGTTAAACTTACTTTATACTTCTGACAATGTAGGACCTTTAATTGTCCCAAGTTGTGGATTTCCTCCATGTAACATGCATGTTGTTACATCTGGTACATTATACGCTCAATTAACAATAACCGAAGGTACAGCGTCTACTGTAGATCTTTACTTAGTAGGTATTAAACTATAACACTATGAACATAGAAAACATTCAAGCTTTAATAGCTAATGGATTAATAGCTCAAGGAGCTCAACTTAATCCTGCAGAAACATTCTTACAAATAGGTGTATTTCAACCTGGTAATAGACCAAAAGGATCTGGAAATGCCAATACATATAAAGCGTATGCTATATCACTTGATCAAATCACAGGAACTGCGTATACTGCTTCAAATGGTATAGCTTTAATCGGAAATGATTTCCAATTAGCTTCAAACTTAATAAGTCAGTTTACTAATGATACTGGATATATAACATCAGGTGGTGGAACAACAGACTTAGATCCTGTAATTTCACAAACTAATGTTGTTCCAGGATCTCCTGTATCGGGTGATCGATATCTAGCTGGAACTACTCCTGGTGCACCATGGATTGTAAACTCTATTGAAGAATGGAATGGAGCATCATGGGTTACAACAGCACCCGTTCTTGACGATGTAGTTTTTATAACATCAACTTTATCAACATTAAGATATAATGGATCAGCATGGGTTGCCTATGTAGGAACAGCTGTTTTAAACCAAGGTAACTCAACAGGATCAACACTTGTTATAGGTACAAATACACCTCAGGCTTTAGCTTTCAAAACTAACAACGTAGAAACAGCTAGAGTTGTAAGTGGTGGTTCTTGGGGATTTGGTACAATAACTCCTAGTGCAAAAGTTACGGTAAAAGGACAAGGTTCTACGTCAGCAACTATGGCATTTGATGTAAGAAATTCATCTAATACTTTAATATTAGCTGTTAGAAATGATGGAAATGTTGGAATTGGTATTACTACCCCTACTGCTAAATTATATATAAAGAGTCCAGATGACACGATAGGTAATTTTGGTATTGTATGGGCAAATAATACAGGAACACGAGGTCTAAGTTTAGATAATGATGGCTCATTATTAGTGAATGGTAGACAAACTATAACATGGGCAAACGGAGCTTCTTTTACAGCTTTTGATGTTAATGCTCAGTCTGCTCAAATATTTAATATTCAGGGAGGTGGGACAGGAACAGTTTGTGTTGGAACAGGAGTTGCTTCATCAGATACAATACTTCATGTTAAAGGAAAAGACGCTACATCTTCAAACTATGCATTAAAAGTAGATAATTCCGCATCTTCTCCTTTGCTTTATGTTAAAAATGATGGTTTTAGTTCTTTCAACGGCATTAGTAGCTCAATAGGTTCAGTAGAAGCTCATGGAACAAATATGCATGGATTTGTTTCTGTTGTTAACGGTACTGATAATGCTTATAGCGGATTAGGAATAACTGATGGTGGCACATGGTTTTTTAGAGCTAACAAAAGTGGTGAAATACAAATCAATAGTTCACAAAACTCATTTTTTATAGGTAATGGAAATATTGGACTTGGAACATCTACTATATCTGCTAAACTTCATATTCAAGGAATAGACGCTACATCCTCAAATTACGCTTTAAAAGTAGATAACAGTGCTTCTTCACCACTTTTATATGTTAGAAATGATGGAAATATTGGGATTGGTACAACAACAATAACTAATAAGCTTACATTATTTGATAATTCATTTACAAGTTCTCAGCTTTTTATTAATGCAGGAACTAATCAAGGCGCACTTTCTTTTTTAGCATTTGGACAAGGTAATAATCAAATATTTTTCGATGCAAACTATGAATCTAGTTCTTTAATAGCGAAAAGCACGACCCCATCAGCAATAGTGCATTATTTAGATAATTTAAGATTTAATGGTAATATTGGAGCAACTGTAGGAGCATCTTTTTCATATAATACATTAATGGGTTTAAATTTCACTACAGGAAATTTAAGTGTGGGGTTAGGTATATCAGCAGCATTAGCAAGGATTCATAATTATGGAATAGATTCTACTACAAAAGTAAATCAAAGATTAGAACCTGTAGCTAACGTAACAGAAGATACTACAGGTAATACGGTTAATACAACAGATGCAACGGCAAATGTGACGGCTCAAACAATAGCTGTTCCTACAGATAAAGTTATTTCTATAGAATCAACAATAGTTTATAGAAAAACAGGCGGTGCAGGCGTTGGAACTACAGGAGATGGAACTACAATTAAATTAAATAGTAGTGTTAAAAATGCAGGTGGTACTTTAACTTTGGATACCGTTCAAAATACATATACTGGGACTACAAATGCAATAGTAGGAGTTTCTGCAACATATACTATAAGTGGAACTAACGTTTTAGTTAGCGTTACAGGAGTTCTTGATGATAATATAACTTGGAATGTAATTACAAAAGTAAACACAGTTGCTTAATGTGAAATAAGACAGTCGCTAATATTTTATCAAATGGTGATAAAGTAGTGGGATGGAAAGTATAAAAGTATTATATTTGAACACTTAAAATAACAATCATGATAACGATTAAAAGTAAAAACACGCAAGTATTAGAATCTTCTTTAAGATTTACTGAAGATGGTAAATCTGTAAAGTATCAAGCTAATACAGACTTATATGTAGAAGGAAATACGTATAATGAATTAGTAACTCCTAAGACAATATTTGACTTAATCTGTCCTTTATCAGATGTTGGTAATATCTTAGATATTACACAAAAACAAATAGATAGTTATATTATTGTTAACTATCCGCCATTATCTTAATAACAAATAAACCAACACATGATGAAAACAGTAGATTTAAACTTTGACCTTGTAGGTCTTGATGGTTCAAGAGTAGCAATAGCTGGTGAACTTATTGCTGGATTATTAATGTCAGAAGTAAAAGGAGATGCTGTAAAGTTCTTCGATTGGGCAGTTACTTTCAACAAGAAAGAAGCTGTACAAATGGATGCATCTGACCTTACTAAATTGAGAACATTAGTTCAAGATTCAGAAAAGATTACAGTACTTGTAAAAGCTCCTGTAATGAACTACTTAGATACTTTAAAATAGTTTTGTATTTCTAGTTAACAAGTTGTATATTTGTCCCATGAAAAGATTAAGCTCATATAGTTATTGGTGTTCGTTTAGTGAAACGAATGATTCAGGCTATATGTAACTTTCTTTCTTCATAGGATATTACTAACCCTGAGTCACAAGCTCAGGGTTTTTTATTGGAGTTATAGCTGAGTTGGTTCAAGCGTCAGATTGAAGATCTGAAGTAGGTGGGTTCGAGACCCACAAACTCCACAAGGGATATATCCAGACTCGGGATCTGGGTCAGACTGTAAATCTGATGCTTCGGCTAGTGAGGTTCGAAACCTTGATATCCCACAAAGGAAGGGGTCCGAATGGACGAGGGGCTTGTCTTGAAAACAAGTGGCTGTAAAAGGTTTGGGGGTTCGATTCCCTTCTCTTCCGCAATACACTGGTAGCTCAACTGGTAGAGCAACGGTCTCCAAAACCGTAGGTTGTAGGTTCGACTCCTACCCTTTGTGCAATGGTACTGTGGTCGAGTGGTTAGACCCTAGTCTGCAAAACTAGTCACGTTGGTTCAAATCCAACCGGTACCTCGAGAGGGTTTGGAGGCTGTAATATTGGGATGTCAGATGCCCCAGTAACTCTCACTTGGAGAATAGGCAAATATTGGTTTGTTGCACCGTACTGCTAATACGGTCCAGGTAAAACTGGTGAAGGTTCGAATCCTTTGTTCTCCGCAAAAAAAGATTTTGATATACCAATAAAAATACCTATATTAGTCGTAAAAATATACGAGTCATGGGATTAGGAAATGGTAAATACGATAATGGTAACAAAGGTTCAAACTTTGATTACGAGTTAACAAGCCTCAAAATATTAGAAAGAATAGCTAATGCTATTCCCGCAGCTGCATGCTGCCCAACTGATGCTACTGAAGCTACTTTAAATCAAGTATTAGGTGCATTACAAAATGGTCAAACATTTAATCAAGCTGTTGTAAGGGATACTGGTGGAGTAGGTTGTCCTGGTAACTGTCCAGTATATATTCAAATAAGAATATTTAACACAACCACTCATTTATTTGATCCACCTATTTATTACGATGCTGATAATAACTTAGTAGTACCTATAGGTCCTTTAGAATTTTTAAGTCCTCAAGATGTATTAGATAACATATTAATGCAAGTTACAAACACGACTAATATATTGAGTACTAATTTAGATGTATTACTTAGTTCCAGAGCTTCTGAAGCTACGCTATTACTTACTAATACTGCTTTGGGTACTATAAATAGTACATTAGGTGTTTTAGGAACAGAATCTACATTAGCTCTTGTAAAAACAGTTGTTGATAATATCAAACTTGATACTGCTTATTTAGTACCAATAAACACTACTCCTGGATTTATATCTGATTCTACTTCTATAGTAGCACAACCTGTACCAACAGGTGTTAAGTATTTCTCTCTAACTTTTAGAGGTACTGGAGGAGAATTAAATGGTGTACCTGTACCTGATGGATTTACTATACCTTTTGGTAATAGTAAAGATCCTATTATAACAGCTATGACTTATTTACGCCCCATAGCAGGAACAGGTATGGAAGTACTTATTTCAACATTATCTTAATAACTAAATATAATGAAACATTTACAACCAACATTCGATACACTAGGTTTCAAAGACACTGCATCATTTGTGGAAAGTACATTTCACCCTAATAATATCAACGTCTCTCTCATTATGTCTAGTATCTTTGGTTGTATTGCCTATTTCATTGAAAGCTTTTTAGGCTTCGAAGCTATGGTTGCTGTAGCGATAACAATACTTTTTACTTTAGAAATAGTAACCGGTATTAAAGCATCCTTAAATGAAGGTGAATACTTTAGTAGTAAAAAACTTGGTAGAGGCTTTCTTAAAATAATGATATATATGATGATGATAGGAGCCGCAAACTTGCTAGCTCTTCATATAAAGATCAAGCCTATTCTTGGATGGGAGTTCAACTATTACGAATGGATCCACTATACATCTATGAACTTTGTTATCTTACAGTTGTTCATCTCAAACATAGAAAACTTTAATCGTTTAGGTTGGACAGAGTTTGTACCAATGCTTAATAGGATATCTAAGTTCTTGAAACTCAAGAAGTAACATCTAAAAACATAACCATTACAACCCTGATAAACAATCAGGGTTTTTTGTTGTAAAAATCTTTTGTTTAAACTTTGTATGTTTAAACTTTTTGAGTTATATTTGCTTAACCAAAAACTTATAAGATGGAACAACAAGAAAACCAAAAAGGACCTACTCCTGAAGAGATCAAAGTAATGCAAGCTAAGATGGATAAGTTCTATGAAGAAAACACTCCATTTCTTGAAAAACAATGTAAATACGAAGAGCTTAAAACTCGAATCGAAGTAGCTCGATATTCATTCATGGAAGCTATGGCTAAACAGGCCAACTTACATGCTCAGATGAGTCAAAAAGGTCCTGAGAAAAATCCTGTACAAGAACCAACTAAAACACAGTAACATGACATTTGTAGATCACTTATTAACTAGTGGAGAGTATTACTCCGAAGTCTTTGAAAAAGACACTATATTTATTCACCACACTGCCGGTTCACATCGTCCTGATTGGACGATCGATGGATGGGAAAGAGATCGTACTAAGTCTGGGGAACGGCTTAAGGTTGCTACTGCCTACGTTGTGGGTGGTATTGATCGTCAAAATCGTGATGCAAAGTTTGATGGAATTATATACCGAGCTTTTGATGAGAAGTTTTGGGCCCATCATTTAGGTATGAAGACAGCTAATAATGCTTCACTTAACCAAAAGTCTATCGGAATCGAGGTTTGTAACTATGGTCCTCTTACTAAAACTCGTGATGGTAAATACATCAACTATGTAAATAGTGAAGTACCATCTGATATGGTTATCGACTTAGGAAAATCCTTTAGAGGATTCCAGTATTACCAAAAGTATACTGACAAGCAGTTACAGTCATTAAAAGCTTTATTACTTGACATTGCTTCTCGTCATAAGAAGATTGATCTTAAAGCTGGTATTCATCAGTTCTCTAATATGGGAGAAAACATGTTTGACTTTAATGCTGCTGCAGCTAAAGGTACTCCAGGTGTATGGTCTCACAGTAATGTTAGAACTGATAAGTTTGACATGTACCCACATCCTCAACTTATCGAATTATTAAAAACTCTATAATGGCAAAGGTTAACATAGTAACAAAGAAAAACGTAATGTCTTTATGGGATGTAGTAAAGTTCCAGTTGATTACTCATTGCTATATATCAAATATAGCTTTGAGTGATTGTGACTTAGATTGTCTTACGTTACTAAGTCTAAACGATAATGCTGAACTATACGACTTCTGTAATGCTGCATGTACTGTACCTAAAAGAGACAGACCTGTTAATTTGAAGTACACAAAAGAGATCTTTAAGTCACCTCAAACAGTAAGGAACTGTCTCTCGAAATTAGAGAGAATCAACATCATTACTAAAGAGGGAACAAACAAGAAAAAGATCTGTGTAAATCCGGAGTTAAAAATACAACATTCAGGTAACATATTACTTGACTATAAACTAGCATACATTGAGCCCGAAGAAAGCAAAGGAACTGATCAAACCAACAGCTAGTGAGCTTGGTTTCTCCGAGGTTCTTGTAAAGGACGCTACGGACTTCTTCTGGGAAGAACTCAGAAGAACTCTTAGCGAATTACGAGCACCTAATGTATATGTTCCCGGTATGGGAACCTTTCGAGCCTCTGGTAAGAAACTGGTAAAAATTCGAGAAACTTATAAAGCTACACTCGAGTATAATGATCCAACTACTTTCAATGGTTATGCTAAAAGAAAAAACATTGAAGGTAAGCTTGAAAATATAGAACATGTCTTCTCAATGATGAGAGACAGTATTGAAAAAAAGAAAAAAGTTAAAGAAAGTAGAAATGGCAAAGATAACTTGGATAGAAGCACTGAAGAACTATAAGCAGATACTACAAGGTATTTACTATAGTGTTTTTAAATCACAATATGTAGAAAAAATAGCTAAAGAACGTAAAGCTATTTGTGAAGTATGTCCCTTTATTGATCGTAAAGGAACTGAATGCTTTGCACCAGGTACACAACCTTGTTGTGGAAAATGTGGATGTAGCTTACACTTTAAGCAACACTCATTAGCATCAGCTTGTGGTGATGTGTCAAACCCTAGATGGTGGCCAGTAATGACTGAAGCTAAAGAGGAAGAATTTAAAAAGAACTTAAAAAAATAATCATGTCGATAACATTTAAAGCAGATAAACACGTATACGAAAGTATAGATCCTACAGATAACATTACCTGGTTAGGTGTAACAACTTTTGTATCTATGTTCAAGCCTAAGTTTGATGCTCCTGCACAAGCTTTAAAATCTTCTAAGAACAAGAAGTCTAAGTGGTACAAGTTAGATCCTGAAGTTATTCAACAACTATGGAAGTCTGAAGGAGAACGTGGTATGGGTCTTGGTACTTATTATCATAACCAGCGTGAAGCTGATCTTACAGCTATTGATACTATTCAACGTTCTGGAAGACAAGTGCCCGTAATCAAACCTTTAATGGAAGGAGATCTTAAGATTGCACCTTCTCAGAACTTAGTAGAAGGAGTATATCCTGAACATATGGTTTACTTAAAGTCTGCAGGTATCTGTGGTCAATCAGATAGAGTAGAAGTTATCAACAACACTGTTGATATCTATGACTACAAAACTAACAAAGAAATCAAAACTCAAGGTTATAAAAGTTGGGATGGTACTACTGCTAAGATGCAAGGAATAGTAGCTCACTTAGATGATTGTGAGTTCTATCACTATGCATTACAGTTAAGCTTGTACATGTATATGATACTTAAGCATAACCCGAAGTTTCAACCAGGTAAACTACAAATCCAACATATCCTTTTTGAAGAAGATGGTAAAGACCAATATGGTTATCCTATTACCAAACGAGACCTTAATGGTGACCCTATAGTAAGAGAAGTAGTCCCTTATGACCTACCATATTTAAAAGACGAAGTAATCTCTATGATTAACTGGTTAAAAGATCACCCTGAAGTAAGAATAAAAAAGCATTAACTTTAAAAACAAATGAGCAATGACATCTACCAACAGCAAAGCTTCTGGAAAGAAAGCACAACCAAAGAAAACAGTAACAAGTATAATCAGCAAAGCAGCCAAGGAAGCAGGCAACTTGATATTTTCTCCGAAATCGAAAGAAGTAGAGAACAGATACTCGGTTCCTGCGAGACTGTGGAAAGGCTTTGGCCAGGCGGGTCAAAAAGTATTCAACGGAACAATGGATCAAACTATTAAAAATCAAGAGTTCATTAATGATCCAAAAGCTCCTAAAATTCCCGAGGCACAATGGAAATGTATCTGCTGGAATATAGCATGTTCTGCTGCTTGGGAAGCTAAAAAAATCTAACTATGGAAGTAATAAAACTCTTCGATTTACAGAATGATCAGGTAATACCTACCATTCACTGTTACACTATCGAGTATCTAAAAGCTATTATGGATAAGTATCCTGATAACTTCTTAAAAGTTTATAAGTATCTTTTCTATATGACCTGTCCTAATCCAGATCTTAATCCATATTTCCATATGGAAGAGTCTATAAAGGAAGAGTTTATTATTAAAGATATTGATGCAGATTTTTCTACTGAAGATGATGAGATAGTATATGCATTACAACGTTGTCATATCATGTATGAAACAGAAACATCAAGAGCTTACTATGGTCTTAAGAAAATGATGGATAAGATCGCCAAGTACATGGATGAGCAACCTATCAAAGATGGTAGAGATGGTAACGGATCTTTTATCTTAAACACAGCTAAGAATTTCGAATCTATCCGAGCTTCTTATAAAGGTATTTACAAAGATCTTATGGATGAACAAAAAACTTCTGTAAGAGGTGATGTTAAAAAAGCTTATGATCAATAACTATGGAACTAACAACTGAGTCACAACGTCCTGATTATATAACGATACCTTTATGGGAGAATAATGTTTGGTCTGAAATGACATTCCAAACAAGAGCTGATTACCGATTATTTGTACTAAGTATCTTTAAAGAACCTGGTCAATATGACTTTGATGAAACAGCTTTAATGTTTAATGAACAAGCTCGTATCTACAATAAACGAGAAGAAGAAGATGGTGGTGGTTTTTATTGTGCTGCTCCAATGGGAAGCAGAGACTATAGAGATTATTGGGATACACACAAACAGCGATGTAGAAAAGGAGCTATCTTTAGAAACAAAGGAAAGACTTGGTTACTACCGCGAGAGTATTACATGTGGTTGAACTTTATGCCTATTAATGATAAAGAGAAGAAGAAGTTTAGTTTCCCTTCAGTTCGTGATGCTCAGTACCATATGGCCCTTTATGAGCTCTTATCTGAGTTACATTACAAACACTCTGCTATCTTAAAGAAACGTCAGATCGCTTCTTCTTATTATCATGCTGCGAAGCTTATTAATCAACTGTGGTTTGAAGAAACATGTACTCTTAAAATGGGTGCTTCTCTTAAAGATTATGTGAATGAGAAAGGTACTTGGAAGTTTATCACTGAGTACAAAAGTTTCTTAGATGAGAATACTGCTTGGTACCGTCACATGAGTCCTGGTAAAGTAGGTATGTGGCAACAGCAAGTTGAAGAGAAAAGAAACGGCCGTCCTTACTATAGTGGTTTGAAAGGTACATTGCAAGCATTATCTTTTGATCAAGATGATACTAAAGGTGTCGGTGGTCCTTGTACAATCTTCTTCTACGAAGAGGCAGGTATTGCACCAACTATGGATACTACTGTTGAGTACTTATTTCCGGCTTTAAAATCAGGACAAATAACAACTGGGTTATTTATTGCTGCAGGATCTGTAGGTGATTTAAAACAATGTGAACCACTAAAACAAATGATCATGTATCCTGAAGTAAACAGTATTTATGCTGTAACTACTAACTTACTTGATGAGAAAGGAACAGTTGGTACCAGTGGTTTGTTTATACCAGAACAATGGTCTATGTTACCTTACATTGATAGATGGGGTAACTCAGTTATCTTTGAACCTACACCATCGCAAGCAGAAGATATTAAAAATAACTTCATACATGGAGATCTTGACATGTCTGATTACGATCCTAAAAAAGGAGCTCTTCAGGCTATTCTGGACGAACGTGTTAGAGATAAGAAAGATTTAACACCTGAAAAATACCAAATACGTATCTCTCAGCATCCTATTAACATTGCTGAGGCTTTTGCTTTCAGAGATGTATCTGTATTCCCTTTACACTTAGTAGCTGCACAAAAGAAACGTATCGAAGACAAAGAATACTCTTACGAAATATTAGACCTTGTTCGCGATGTTAATGGTAAAGTTGAAGCTAAGATGACCAACAGGATCCCAATCAACGAATGGCCCATAACTAAAAAAGAAATAGACAAAGAAGGAGCTATAGTTATATGGGAAAGACCTCCAAAAGAGCCGGAGTTTGGTTTGTTCTATGGATCAATAGATCCTGTATCTGAAGGTAAGACAATAACTTCAGACTCATTGTGTAGTATTTACATATATAAAACAGCTGTAGAAGTCACTAAAATAAACAAAGACGGTATAGCTGAAACTCATATAGAAGGGGATAAGATCGTAGCCGCATGGTGCGGTAGATTTGATGACATCAATAAAACTCATGAAAGATTAGAGATGATCATTGAGTGGTATAATGCTCAAACTATTATCGAGAATAACATCTCATTGTTTATCTCTCATATGATCAACAAAAAGAAACAACGTTACATGGTTCCTAAGAACCAGATACTTTTCTTAAAAGAACTCGAAGCTAATAAAAACGTGTTTCATGATTATGGTTGGAAGAACGTCGGGGTTATCTTTAAAGCTCACTTGATAAACTATCTAGTAGAATACTTAAAAGAACATATCGATGAGGAAACTAAAGAAGATGGTACCATAGTTAAGATAACTTATGGTATCGAAAGGATCCCAGATATCATGGCCATGGTTGAGATGGGAGGATATTCTCCTGGAGTCAACGTCGATAGACTTGTAGCATTAGCTGCTTTAATTGCTTTTGCTAAAGTAAGACAAGCCAATCTGGGTTATAAAAAACAAACTATACATGAGGACAATAAACATTTGGAAAAGTCCAAGGAAATGTATAAATTACAGGTGTCTCCTTTTAAGCATATGGGAGGTAGATCAGGAAAAGGAAATAATGGTGGAAACCCTAACAGGAATCCTTATAAACATATAAGATAATATCATGGAAGTATTTAACGCAATGCAGCTAAAGTCGGGTAAGAAAGCTGAATATAACCGAATGGGTTCTATAACTCAACCGGTACAGTTCATACCAAGAGACGAAAAAACACATGAATGGTGTGCCTGGAATATGGACTGGTTAGAATGGCAAGGAATGAAACAGATCCGTGTCAATGCAAGAAGGCTGATGAAAAACTACAAACTTGCTAAAGGTATTATTGACAAGTCAGATTACATTGTTTCTGAAGACAATGAGATGAACGATATATTGGACATCTTAACCAAGGAAGATGAGTCTGCTTTAGAGCTTAAGTTTTATCCACTTATCCCTAATGCTATAGACATTCTAGTTACTGAGTTTGCTAAAAGAAACACTCACATCACTTTTAGAAGTGTTGATGAGTTTTCCTATAACGAACAGCTAGAACAAAAAAGAGGAATGATCGAGCAAGTTCTGTTAAGAGATGCTGAGCAGAACTTAATGAATAAGATGATTGAAGCTGGTGCTGATATCAACGATCCTGAGATCCAACAAAAAATGCAGGAGCAAGCATCTCCAGAGAACTTAAAAACTCTTCCTGAGATACAAGCTTTCTTCTCAAAAGATTATAGAAGTTTAGCTGAACAATGGGCTATGCATCAATACAAAGTTGATAGCGAAAGGTTCAAGATGGATGAGCTTGAAGAAAGAGCTTTCCGCGATATGTTAATCACTGATCGTGAGTTCTGGCATTTCCGTATGAATGAAGATGATTACGAAGTGGAATTATGGAACCCCGTATTAGTGTTCTATCACAAATCTCCAGATACAAGATATGTATCAGAAGGTAACTGGGTAGGTAAAACTGATATGTTATCTGTGGCTGATGTGATCGACAAGTTTGGTTACATTATGTCACAAGAACAAATGGAATCTATTGAAGCTGCTTACCCGGTAAGAGCTGCAGGATATCCAATAGGTGGTTACCAAAATGATGGTACTTTCTATGATGCTACTAAATCACATGAGTGGAATACTAACATGCCTTCTTTAGGTATGAGACAGTTCAACTCTATGTATAATAGTACCATGCATAACAATGATATTATCCAATGGATCTTAGGAGAATCTCAAGATTACACTGAGTTAGGTGGAGCTTTCTTATTGAGAGTAACAACTGCTTACTGGAAGTCTCAAAGAAAGGTAGGTCACTTAACAAAAATCGATGATGCCGGTGAAGTATTCACAGATATCGTTGATGAGGATTATGTAATCACTGATAAGCCTATCTACAACAATACATTGATCAAAAACAAAAATGCTTCTACACTTATCTTTGGTGAACATATCGAATGGATATGGATCAACCAAACATACGGTGGAGTAAAAATAGGACCTAACAGACCAAGTATGTGGGGTATGAATACTGCCGATGGTGTGAGTCCAATGTATCTTGGTATCCAACAAAACCAAATAGGCCCTCTTAAGTTCCAGTTCAAAGGTGATAACAATCTTTACGGTTGTAAGTTACCGGTAGAAGGATCTGTATTCTCTGATCGTAATACTAAGTCTACAGCTTTTGTAGATAAGATGAAACCTTTCCAAATCGGTTATAACATGGTGAATAACCAGATAGCTGATATCTTAGTGGATGAGTTAGGAACAGTAATCTTGTTAGATCAGAATGCTCTTCCTCGTCATTCAATGGGAGAAGATTGGGGTAAGAACAACTTGGCCAAGGCTTACGTTGCAATGAAGAACTTCCAGATCATGCCTTTAGATAACTCTATATCAAATACTGAAAATGCTACTGCTTTTGGTCATTTCCAAACTTTGAACATGGAACAAACTAGCAGGTTGATGAGTCGTATCCAATTAGCTTCATACTTCAAACAACAAGCTTTTGAATCTATTGGTTTAACTCCTCAAAGGATGGGTCAACAAATGGGTCAAACTGATACTGCAAAAGGTGTAGAACAAGCTGTAGCAGGATCATATGCTCAGACTGAAATGTACTTTATACAACACAGTGATTACTTGATGCCAAGAGTTCAACAAATGAGAACAGACTTAGCTCAATACTATCACTCAACCAAACCTTCTTTACGTTTACAATACATGACATCAAGTGATGAAAAGGTAAACTTCGAGATGAATGGTACAGATTTACTTATACGCGATATCAACGTCTATGCTACTACTAATGCTAACATCCGCAGTGTATTAGAGAAGATGAAGACTATTGCTGAAAATAACAACACAACGAATGCTTCTATTTACGATTTAAGTAAAGTTATGCAAGCTGAGTCTTTAGCTGAGTTAACAAGTGCTGTTAAGTCTTCTGAAGATAAAGCTGATGCTAAGCTTAAAGAACAACGTGAATCTGAAGAGAGAATCAAACAAGCTGAGATAGATGCTAGACTTAAAGAAAAACAAATGAGTCTTGATCGTGAAAGTATCGAAGCTGAGAAGAACCGTAGAAAAGATATCCTGGTTGCTGAGATTAGAGCAGCTGGTTTCGGTGCTATGAAAGATCTTGATGCTAATGGTCAGAATGACTTTATGGATGCTTTAGGTGATATTCAAAAGAGTAATGAATATCAACAATCTATGAACTTTGAAGCTACTAAAGAAAGCAACAAAACTAGTCAGTTTAACCAAGAGATTTCTCTTGAAAGAGAAAAACTTAATGCTCAGAAGCAACTTAAAGAGATCGATTTACAGATAGCAGCTACTAATAAAAACCAGTTTGATGTTAAAGCTGCTGCTAAGAAAAAGGAAGATAAGAAGAAGAGATAGCTATATACTGCCACTTATTTTTAAGTTACACAAAAATAAGTTAAACACTATAGGTTTATTTCGCTAAATTTGAGTATATTATAAATGTCAGTACTAAAAACCAACAACATGAGTACAGAAACAACACCCGGAACTACAACCGTACAAACAGTAGAAATGGATGCACTAGAGCTTTTAAATATGCCAGGTGCAGCAAATGTTATAACTCAGACACCTGAGCCTAAAAAACCTAATGTTTTTTCTGCAAAGGTCGATAGTTTATCGTTCATTGACAACCCAAATCCTGGTGAAGAGGAAGAGGAAGAAGAAGAGTTGGATGCCGAAGGTAATGTAATATCTAAGACTCCAAAACCAGATGCGGCTAATGCTGCAGCTGCTGCAATCTTGGATATTGATAACGAAGATGATGATAGTAAGTTATCACCTGAAGAATTAGCAAAGAAGAATGCAGGTAGACCGAAAGGTTCTAAAGAGATGATGATCTCTGTAGTAGGAAAGTTAATCGAGAAAGGTAAGTTAATTCCTTTTGATGATGACAAAAAACTTGAAGATTACACAGCGAATGATTTAGAAGAACTGATTCAGGCCAACTTCGACGAGAAAGAGAAAGAACTAAGAGAAAAAACTCCTTTAGAGTTCTTCGATTCTCTACCTCCTGAACTTCAGTATGCTGCAAAATATATCGCAGATGGTGGTAAAAACTTAAAGCAACTATTCAGAACATTAGCTGCTACTGAAGAATCTAAGTCTTTAGATCCTAAAACTCCGGAAGGACAAGTACAGATTGTACGTACATTCCTTGCAAGTACAACTAAATTCTCAGCAGAGGAAATAGAAGAAGAGATCAACGGATGGAAAGATAGAGATGAATTAGAAGCTAAAGCTATCAAGTTCAAACCTAAGTTAGATGCCATCAACGAAGAAAACATTGCAGTTACTTTACAAACTCAGGAAGCAAATCGCAAAAAACAGATAGAACAAAGTAAGAAATATACTGAGAACATCTACAATGCATTAGCTCCAGGTGAATTAAACGGTATCAAGCTTGATAAGAAAATACAAAGCATGTTATATGCTGGTTTAGTTCAACCTAACTATCCATCTATATCAGGACAACAAACAAACTTACTTGGTCACTTACTTGAAAAGTATCAGTTCGTAGAACCTAACCATGGTTTAATTGCTGAAGCTTTATACTTGTTACAAGATCCTGAAGGATATCGTGATAAAGTACGAGAAGTTGCTAAGAAAGATACAACTGCTGCTACTCTTAAAAAACTTAAAACAGCAGAAGCAAGTAAAAATGGTGGAGGTACCGGAACAGGTGATGATGATGCAGGATCTAATTCTGATAAAAAACCTACACTTAAACGACCAGGTACTAACATGTTCGCAAGATAATAACAACAAACAAAATAAATAACAACAACTAAAACCCAAAAACAAATGTCAACTCCAGTTTTAAACAATGGTCTCTTCTTAAGAGATACCCAGTACAACGCGAGCTCTCATGTGGATTCGTACCACTTAGCAAACATGCTAAAAGATGCAGCTCCAACTGATTTAGGTCCAGTAGATATCTGGGCTATGTCTCAAAAAGTTGAGATGCCGTTATATCAATTATCATCTTTTGGTGGCAAGAATGTCATCGAAGTTGACAATGCTCGTGGAGAGTATAAATGGCAAACTCCTATTTCTCAAGATGTACCTTACATCTTAGAAGACATCGAACCAGGTAACACAACTAAAGGTGTAGATGGTACTACATTCAAAATCAAGATCTCTCGTAGAGAGTTCGGTCATGGTGATATCATCACTTATGATAAATACAACGGTTGTGAGATGTATATCACTGCAGAGGATATTCTTCCTTTAGGTGATGGTTTCATCTACACAGTACAGTTAGTAAACAACGATAACTACAAGTTCTTAGAGAACAAGTATTTAGCGAATGGTACTAAAGTATTCCGTAAAGGTTCTGCTCGTGGTGAGTATGGTGAAAGATTCTCTGACATCACAACTCGTTCAGGGTTCCGTGAGTTCTATAACTACGTAGGTGGTGCAGAAGCTCACGTACATTATTCAGTATCTTCTCGTGCTGACTTAATGTTAAAAGGAGGTATGAATGCAGATGGTACAGTTCCTGTAACTGAGATCTGGAGAAACTTCGATAAAAACATCGATCCAGCTATCGCTAAAATCGAAGACTTAGCTACTAAAATGGGTAAGGATTACGTAAAACGTGCTATGGTAAATGGTACTTTAAATCGTACTTTCTTAACTTCTATGGAAGCTGCACATTTAACTAAGATCTCTACGGATATCGAAAGTTATTTAATGTGGGGTCATGGTGGTCGCGTTAAGCAAGATGGTCCAGATGATATGCGTTTATCAGTAGGTTTATGGAAACAGTTGGATAACTCTTTCAAACGTATCTACAACAAATCTAACTTCAGCTTGGATTTATTCCGTGCAGAGTTATACAACTTCTACGCAGGTCGTGTGGATTTCCAAGGACCAGATCCTAAACGTCAATTAATCGTACAAACCGGAATGGGTGGTATGCGTATGGTTAACGAGGCTATCAAACGTGAAGCAGTAAACTCAGGTTTATTGATCGCTGCTGCAGCTAATAATGGTATCGGTGCAATCACTGGTCAAGGTATGGACTTAAACTTCGGTTTCGCGTTCACATCTTATGTGATTCCTTTCTTAGCAAACGTTAAGTTTGTATTGAACCCAGCATTCGATAACTTACATACAAACGACATCGAGAACCCAATCATCGATGGTCATCCTTTAAGTTCTTACAACTTTGTTATCTTCGATATCACTGATACTGGAAATGATAACATCTACATGTTAAAACTTAAATGGGATAACCAGTTGAAATGGTGGTACCAAAATGGTACTATGGATTACATGGGTCGTACTCAAGGTTTCCAATCAAACGGTCAATTCAACGGTTACCGTGTATACATGACACAAACAATGCCTGCGATCTGGGTAAAAGATCCAACCAAGGTATTAAAAATCGTAATGAGAAACCCAATCACTGGTGGATCATTCTAGTTAACCAGGAGGAGTGTAAAAAGCTCCTCCTGTTTTCTTTCTCTACAAGTTGAAACAGACGAAGGATTCGAAGTCCTGGTAGAGATCTACTAACCTTCTAAAACAATAACGATGAACTTCAGCAAATTACAAGCAGTAAGACACAGATTATTTAACTTCATTGGACCATACCAAGGAGACAATCAATTAGCTACTATCGGTGATGTTAACCGTGTAGTAGATTCATTAAACAACTTATTCCCATACAGATTACATGATGTAGAGATTACTCAATCGGGTACTTCAGCTCCTACTTTTAGAGTACTTGCTCAAGGTGCTAGTGAATGTACATCGAACTGTGCATCTTCTGGTGGAGTATGTGCTTGTGATTGTATTTCAGGATGTACTAACGAAAAATCAGGATACTTCTCATTAAGTGCAACTTACGTTTCAGCTGGTGTATATGAAGTAACCTTTGCTTTAGATCCTATTCAGTACCCAAGACCTATTAAAAATGTAGGGTTCTTCTTCGGTGCTTTACCAAGTGTTGAAAGTAAAGTAGCTGTAACTAAAGTAAGTCCTACTGTTTACAGAATATATACAGCAGATAAGTCAGCCACAGCAGCTAACGGATTGTTAACAGAAACTGTTCTTGCGATGAAGATTTATTTCTAATATTTCGTATATTTACACCATAAACCAACAAAACCAACAACATGACAATAGTAGAAACACCAACGATGTCTAAAACAGGATCGGTATCAATCCGTCCTTACATCGATCCAGAACAAACAAATCAAGGACTTGAAAAGTACGAGATGGTTATCTTTGACGGAGTAGCACATGAAGAGCAAGTAGCTTGTATTGAGTTAAACGGTATCAAAAGATTCTTAACAGGTTTAAATGAATTTGCTCCTGAAGTAAATCGTTTACCAGCTGAGATGAAACAAGCTAAAGTAACTGAGATTCGCAAAGTAGTTGCTGAGTTAGAAAAACAATTAGCAGGTAATGTACTTGATACAGAAGATAAAGAGTTCTGGAATAAAGTAGTATTACTTAAACCTAACAACGAAGAGTTCTGGAACAAGATCTCTATTAGATGCTCTAACCAGATTGTCTATATGGATCCTGTAACAAACCCTTATGATCTTATTAAAGTATACGCGATCGAGGCCGGTGGTTTCTCAATCGTTGCAAGAAGCTTTGAAGAAGCTAAATCAAGAGCTGTACCTCCTAAGTTCTACTTAGATAAAGCTATTGAAACAGTAGGTGTTAAAACCGAAGTTAAAAAAATACGTAACAAAGCATTATCTGAGTTACAAAAAATGTTTGATAAGAACTCTAACAAACTTATGTATGTTTGTAAAGTTGTTGATTCAAACAGTGTTCAGTACAAGAAAAACACTCCTTTGGATGTTATGTACGATAACATGGATAAATACATTACAGGTCAAGGTGTCGAACGTAATGAAAGACGTGCCGGCGAAAGCTTCTTAAGTGCAGCTGCTTTGGATCCTGAAACATTAAAGATCAAAGCTCTTATCAAAGATGCTACTTATTACAAAATCATCGTTCCTAAATCGGATGGATTTATCTACCACTTAGAGTCAAGCTCTTTGATGGGTCGTAATCCAACAGATTGTTTAGAGTGGTTGAAGAACCCTTTAAATGATAAGATCTTAGGAGATATGTTGAATAAGGTAGAAGGTTACTGGAATCAATAACACTAAAAACAAAATATCATGAAAGGTAAAAATCCATGTCCTGTTGTAGTTAAAAAACCCACAGGACGCGTAGGTGGTACTAACAAAGAGGTAAAAGTTCAAACTAAACCAGCTGTTTATAAAGGTGGTTCCAATAAGAACTTAATCAAAGTTAAAGGTAAATAATGAACAACTCAACTATCCAAATAAAGGTAAAGCAAAGGTTAAACAAACTAGCCTCTAATGACTATGACAATATTCAGCCTTGGCAGATAGTTGAAGCATTCAACAAAGGTATGGTAGATTGGTGTCGTCGAAATCTTCACGGCACCAACTCCAAACAAGAAGGTGATGAGCAATCAACACGTCGTATTGATGACTTACAAATACTATTAAAAGAAACAGGTAACTTAACTATGGTTAAGAAAGATTTGTTTTATGAGACAGTAGGCGAGTTACCAGCTGATTATTTACAATGGAAAAGAGTTGATGTAAGATCAACTAAAGAATGCTGTACAGACCCTCGATTGATGAAAGTATATCTTGTAGAAGAAGCTAATATTGTTGAGATCTTAAGAGATGACAACAAAAAACCTAGCTTCGTATGGGGTGAAACAATATCTACTTTAAAAACTAATAAGTTAAGAGTATATACAAATAATGACTTCGAAGTATCAAGTACTAATCTTTCCTATTACAAACAACCAAGAAAGATTGAGATCGTTGGTACTTCTAATCCGTATACACAAACAACTACTACAGTTGAAGTAGAATGTGAGTTTAAAGATGATTTGGTAGAACTATTTATTGATGAAGCTGTGAAAATCTTAGCTGGAGATATAGAGTCTATTATTCAAATGCAACGAGCAGGACAATCTGTAGAGACAAATAACTAATACCATGGAAGTCAAAAGAACATTAAAACCAATAACTATTGTAAGTCATGATGTACTAGGGTTTGAACTGTTACAAGGTTCAACTAAAGTCCATCTTAACCACTTACTTATAACTGGCCAAGGAAGTTATGCAGCTCATAAAGCTATGAACTCTTTCTACGATGATGTAGCAGATCTAGCTGATAACTTTATAGAACAATACCAAGGATGTACCGAAAAACTTATGATTTTTCCTACTTCATTTGAGTTCCCGGTAATGAAAACAGCAGATGACTGTATCTCATATCTTAGAGATCTTTACAAAAAAGTAACTGCCGTTCAAAACGAATGCCCTTATTCTGAGATCAAAAACACCTTAGATGAAGTAAAGAGTTTGATCAACTCAACCAAGTACAAACTTCTTTTTTTAAAATAATTTTGTAGAGTCAAAACTTTTTACTATATTAGAACTATATTTATTTATTAACAACAAAAACAACAAACCATGAGCTATTTTAATCACGCGTTTAACAAGGTGTTTATAGGAACACAAACTTCGGGAGCCGGAGCAGGACAAAACCCTAACCCAAACATGACAGATGGATTTATCACAGTAGCTGGTATTCCGACGTTAAGTTTAGCTAACACAAGTGCAACTGCAGGTTTAAATTATGGACCAGGAAGTTATGGCTTCTTTGACCCTAAAACAAACTTATCAGTAGATAATACATTTGTATCTTCTTCTTCTTGTTGTCCATTGTACTTAGCATCATCTGCTTTAGTAACTAACGATAAAATCGGCCCATTCCATGGAGGTTACAAAGAATCAAATAAGTCAAAACTTATCAACCCTAAGTTTATTCACAGATTTTATCGTGTAGATCCTTGTACTCCTCAGCAATCAGTGTTATCTATCGGTACAACTCCAGGTACAATCTTAGCTGGTACAAGTGCTGTAATTACAACTGCTGGTGCAGGTTTAACTGATGGTACATATACAGACTTAGCAGTAACCGGTGGTACTGGTGCTGGTATGACTGCAACTGTTATTGTTGCTAGTAACGTTGTTACTTCAGTTACAATTACAAACGGTGGATTCGGTTATGTTACTGGAGATGTAGTAACTGTTGCAGTACCAGGTGCTGGAACTGATCCTACCTTCACATTAACTGTTGCTTTGGCATCAGGTTGTGAGTTCGATTTTTTATGTGGTGAAAGCTATCATTTAAGAATCGATATCAAAGGTTCTCCTGCATTACGTTTCTTAAACCATAATGCTTACCAAACAATTTCTGCTTACACAGGATGTTGTGCAACTGGTGTAGCTCCTACAGCTGTAGATTCTACATTAGTAATGATCAACTGGGCAAGTCAAATTGCAAATAACCCATACTTAACATCTTTCGTTATGCCAGTAGTGTATGATGAAGCAGGTGTTGCATGGTACAAACCAGGTACAACTGTTACTTTAGATGGTACAGCTACTCCTGTAACTTCAGCTCAATGGTGGGATGCTTATGTATCTCCAGGTCACACAGCTGGTGCAACTGCAGGTATCCGTTTATTCGGTGCTTATGTTGACACTAAGTTCGGAGATTGTTCTTTCCAATTAACTGACTTCTACGAAAAAGAACCAGTTAAATTATACGCATCATTAACAGATATGAATGGAGATCCTTGTATCTTCGAAGGTATCTGTGTATTCAATGATTGTTTAGGAGTTCAAGGTATGGGCTTTGGTGAAACTATTGTACGTGATTTAATCATGTCAGAGTCTTACTTACAAAACCACTTCAACTCTGATATTCGTATGAGAGAGATCGAACAAGGAAATCAAATCCTTGCTACTATCAACCGTAACGCGTTATATACTCGTTACTACATTTTACACACTGTACCTCGTTACAATAACCCAAGTGGTGTATTTGATAATGATCAGTACATGTTAGAGATCATCTCTACTGCGACTAATGCTGCTTTAGAATCATTCATGGATACATGGTTAAGTACTTGTACAGGTTGTGTTTCTTTAGAAGAAAATACTTGTGTACCTTGTGTAATCGAACCAGATCCTTCATAGTTCTAAGAACATAGCGACCTAACTAAGGGGAAAGGATTTTGTTTCCTTTCCCTTTTTTTCATTAACTTAGTAACCAGAAATTATGGCTCAACATACATTAAGCTTAGAAGCACCTGATACACTAAACAAGTGTATACTTAGAATAGTGGATACAAGTGTTTATA